GCCTAATCGAAATTGTAAAGGATACCAACTCACCAAAGAGGAACGAGCAATATAACCCTGGAGGGTTAAACAACAAGTTCCCCAATCTTCCGGGGCCACGGATTGCCCCCTCTTGAATCCTAAGTCGAGTAGGAGATCGGACATAACTCTTAAAGAGAAATGACCGATTCTTATCAAATTTAGGACGAAAGAGAGCTAGTGGAACACGTATACCTTCATCATTATTACTATCATAAGGTACAAAGAGACGAAATCTCTTCGGTATCTTAGATAGCAGTAAAGATATAGTACCCCTAAGAGGGATACCGGTATACGCACTCCATTCGTTTAGTTGATTGATGGTGACCATGATATCTTGTAGAGAGTCCAATTTTCGAATGAAAACTGGACGTACTGGTTGGCCATTAAACCAATCAGCACCACAAGATTCACGGAACGGACCTTCAAAGAAGGTCTTCTTCGCGTTCTCTGTAAAACCAAAAAGGTGTAAGGCGTGAATAACTGTAGAAAACATACGTTTAGTACAGATTAAATCATCACCAAAACACCCAATTGGGAACGGAGCGGTGTAGCCACATATAGCTGCACATGCACGAAGAATAGCTGTAAAGATTATGGTTTGCAATGGAAACGTAAAACCGTTACCCATTGTAGAGACCATAAACAAAGGCACCTTCTGCCCACAATATGTTGTGGATGGGGAACGTAGCCTCAAAAGTAGTTCAAAAAACCACTTAGGAAGCAGCGTCTCACACAATCTCAAAGAGATTGAGTCAGAAGCAGAGCTAAGGTCGATAGTACAAAGACTATCATCCTTAGAACCCTGTTGTGCCAGCCGACGATTCACCTCGGGCTGAAGCTTTAAGTCGATTCCGAAGAACCGACTAAGGCGCTGCTCGAGAATCGCAGCGAGACCAAGCTGATAATACATATTCAGCGAGGGCTCGATACAAATCATACGGCTTACAGCAGTCGTTTTTGGTACTAAGCTACATCTGCTACTGTGCGTTATGGTTGGAGATCCAAACTTCTCGTAGCGGAGGCATTCCGCATCGGAGAGAAAGGGTATCCAATCACAATAACGTTTGTACTCATCGTACAAATATTCGGATGTCGTAGTTAATGGCGAAGCTAAGTACTTAGTATAATACGAAGTACCTAAAGCACCAACATTAACCCCAGGACCGGGACGTGCATTACCAAGAATGGTAAAGTACGAATCGACCAATGGGACACCGTGGGGATGGAAGAAAGAATCAAGCTCTCGTTGGACTAAACCAACGATCTCTCGATCGATCTCCCAATCACAGTGTAACTGCCAATCTTTACATCGGTTATTAGCCGATATAAAGGCCGCATAGGCAGCGCTATCTGCTTTCTCAATGGACAATTTATCTGTAGGTATGAACTTACGGACAATTGAATCAAGGAGATAAGAAGACGCAAACTGCTTATACGTGCATCCGGGATACGGGCGAAGAGAAAACTCACGCACGTTCTCGGAGACATCAGAAAACACAGCCTCATAAAGAGCGTCAGGACTAAGGCCCATGTCGTTCTCCCAAGGATGTACAGTGTGGAGTCTCCTCGTATCGCTACGAAGAGGCTAACCCACAGGCAGCTGCAATAGCCGCGACGATGGCAGAGCCTACTTTCCCAAGTAAGCCCGCTTTCGAAACGGAAATCGCAGTCACCAGGATGGCATTCGCATGAATGCGCAACCAGTCTCTTATAGCTGCCATAAGGCACCTAAATGATTCCGGTTACCGCAGTATCGCCAACACCAGCGGAGATCTGATTAAGAGCTCCGATGAGAAGGCTAATACCAGCGCGCACGTTAGGAGCATCGGCCGTATCGGCACCCGCCGGGATGTCCATCTGAACAGTGATATTCATCACTTGAGCAGCTTGGCCAACCAAGGGGGTAACACCTTTACGTACGATGACCTTATACGTGTTCCTCGGTACATTGCGAAGAACACCAGTCACGGGGTCCACAGCCGGAAGTTGCCGAAGAATCGGTGGCCTCTGGAGTGTAATCGTGAATGGACGGCTTGGCGAAGACGCTGAGTCAACACCAGACTGTGTACCACCAAGGGCAGTAACAGCATACTGTTTACCCGAACTTGTCGGGGCAGTATCCGTTGCCAGGGTATACGTCGGAGACGTCAACCCTGTTTGGGCCCCACCTGTAACGGGTGAGGTGAGAGTGAGTGACATAAAAGTCCTCAAGGAGTGTCTACGTTAAAAGAATGGAAGAAGTTTAGACACCCGGCTTGCGTAGAGAGCAGCAAGATTAACGAAAGGATAAGGTGATGTAGGGACTCGAAATTCGAATCTCGGCATCAAATCCGACTCGGTAAGAATGCTGCGACTACCACGAACCCAGGAAACTTCTCCGGCGCCGCCGTCACACGAAACGTTATGAACGCTTATTCTGTAACCGACAGGAGCAGCTATAGGCGGAGATTTAATTTCACCAAAGGTGATCTTATCCTCCGTCTTAGATGTCTTGCAGGCCCAGACTAAGCGAGACGTAACGAACGAGAGAGACTGAATTATATCACCAACATTGGTGAAATAATCAGCTATCCAAGAATAGGGAATGAGATCCCAGGCTGTAGGAGCCCAATTCTCCGGTAATAACTGGAGTGATTGTGCTAATCCTATTCGCCCGGAAGCATCAGACCCGCTTCTTATCGCGCCTTGATACCGTAACGAGAAACTAGTGTCACGTACCATATTTCTGGTCACGGAACCTGGGTAATAACCGGTTTCGCTAAAGCTAGACTCGGTATTACTTGATTGGTAGGATTCCCTTGCGCTTCCACGAACTGGATATACTGGAAACCGATACCTTCCGGCATCGGAAATCAGCTTAGCCACATCGTCAGCGAGGGGTTTCCAACCAAAGCGGTACTCAAGCCACGTATCGGCCAATACCTTCTTCAAACTAGCAGGATTTCTGATTCCCCGCTTCGCTTTAGTTAGCGATTCGAGGTAAGAAAGAATGCTAGAATGCAAAGAATGCAAAGGCCGTTGGATACTATTCAGAGTCTCTTTATACTCACCAATGTCTTGTCCCGCCTCTAATGAGGACGTGATGTCATTGCAAGCAGAAAGAAAATTCCGAATACAGCGGTTTGTGACTCGGGTAATCAAATCTGAAGGCGCACTAGTAAGGCCAGGCAATGGATCATACTGTGGATAACCACTAGTAGTACCAGAGCGACGACCTATCATAGTGCCACCACCATCAACCCACTGGACATCCCAAACGATTGAAAAGAAGGGAGACTGGCCATTCATCCACGTCCAGCTAAAGCTGGTCGTAGCATTTTGGCCAGACTTAACCTGATCTTTCCATCGAGGGTTTTTGAAACCAGAAGAACCGTTAAATGCACCAACATAAACGAATGGTGTACTAACGGAACTACCTGAAGAATCAAAATAGTTGTTGTTGTTACCATTCTTATCTTGATTAAAGTAAGAACTGGTAAACTCACGAACTAATGACCAGAATTGAAGTTTGGTAGTGGTTTCAGACATGATTACTCCAGGAACAGTAGCCGAAAGGGTGCCACCCTTAGGGACAGCTCCCGGAAAAGAGGCTTGTAAACAAGCACTCCAGCCTAAACAGTCAACTGTATGGCTTAAACCAAAGCAGGTAACTGCAGAGGTGAGGAGGCCGCCGAAAG